TAGTAACTAAAAGCGGATATAAGTTTGACTTTGACACCGTGGTTATTGATGAGCTATCTAGTTTCAAGAATGGCAGATCTAAAAGACATAAGGCTTTGATGACCGTACGTCCATATGTGAAAAGAATCATAGGATTAACCGGCACACCTGCTGGTAATGGTCTCATGGACCTATGGGCAGAATTCAAATGCTTAGATTATGGCTCTAGACTTGGAAGATTCATTACTAGATATCGCGAAGAGTATTTTCTTCCAGATAAGCGTAACGGAATGGTGGTGTTCTCTTATAAACCACAAGCAGGTGCTGAAGCTAGAATCTATAGCAAGATTAGCGACATCACAATTTCAATGAAAGCCATAGACCATCTAAAGATGCCTGACTTAATTGAAGTGGAAAGAGCGGTGGAATTAGACGAGCATGAAATCAGTCTTTATAAAGAACTTGTCGAAGAGATGGTTCTTGAATTAAAAGACAAAGAGATCACAAGTGCTAATGCCGCAGTTCTTACTGGTAAGTTACTTCAAATTGCTAATGGTGCTATTTATAGCGATTCAGGTGAAATCGTTGAAATCCATGATCGTAAACTTGATGAACTTGAAGACATCATCGAAGCCGCTAATGGTAAACCGCTACTAGTAGCATATTGGTTCAAGCACGACTTAGATCGTATTAAAAAAAGATTAGACAAATTAGGTGTTATCTATAAAACCTTAGATAAACCAGAAAACATCAGACAATGGAATGACAAAGAGCTACAAGTTGGATTAATCCATCCCGCATCTGCTGGACATGGACTAAACCTCCAAAGTGGTGGAAACACTATAGTGTGGTTTGGTCTTACTTGGTCATTAGAGCTTTATCAACAAACAGTTGCTAGACTCTATCGCCAAGGACAAAAAAGCGGCTCGGTAGTAGTGATGCATATCATCGCTAAAGGCACGATGGATGAACTAGTCCTTAAAGCTCTTAAAGACAAAGACATGACCCAAACAAGACTAATTGATGCAGTAAAAGCAAAAATTAAGGGGGTAGACCATGACTAATAAGGAATTCCTACAAAAGCCGATGCGAATTCAAAAACGCATTGATGCCCTAATACTACAAAAGCAATCCTTCGAAGAATTAGCTAATTCCATTCCTGGTGGTAACTACGATCAACCAGTAGTGCAAAAGACAAGAAGTCAGCAAGCTCCATTTATAAAATGGATTGATAAAATAATGGAAGTAGAAAAGAAGATAGACGAACTAACCGCTGAATATGAAAAAGCCAAAGAAGAGGTGCTAGCGGCAATCTACGAGTTATCTAATCCTGATTATCAAAACATTCTCATAATGCGATACCTTAATGACTACTCTTGGCAAACCATCTGTACGAAGATGTATGTCTCACTAACCACAGCCAAAAGATGGCATTGGGATGCGTTAAATAGTATCAAAATAAATGTTGGACCATAATGGACCGCTTTGGCCTATGGTGATTAGTTGAAATCAGCAAATAAATGCATTAGTGTAGAATTGGCGAAAGCTGTAAAGAACCTACGAGTAAAATCGTGGGTTTTATTTTTATTCACGCTAAAAGGAGATTTACCTATGGGTAGAAAATCATGCCTTGCGACGTGGAAGGATAGTGGAAAGTGGCCAGAGTACCGTGAGACCCTTATTCAATGCCTTTTATCAGGTGCTACCGATAAGGAAATTGCAAGTTGCCTAAAGATATCTCCGGACACGTACACAAGTTTCAAAAAGATACCAGAAATCAGACAACTGATCGAAGAGACCAAATTCAACGATAAAAAACATTTCTTAGACAATGTTAGAAAACTCGCTGATGGTGCCGAGCATAAAGTCACTAGAAAAACCATGAAGACCAAAGATGGAAAAGTGGTGGGTGAAAGAGTTGCGGGTGAAGTAGTAACGAAAATGCCACCAAGCTTAGATGCTAACCGCTATTTATTAGCGATTCTTTATGGTGACGAATTTGCTATTGAATATCGAAAGTTAAAGATTTTGGAAAACAAAGTTAAAAACGAATTAGGAGGATGGGAAAATGCCAATGTCGAGTCAGAAGATAGTAATAAAGAAGATTGATGAACTTATCGCTTATGACAACAACCCAAGATTTAACGATGAAGCAGTTGATGCCGTAGCGAATTCAATCAAAGCCTTTGGCTTTAGAAACCCTATTCTCATTGATTCTCATAATGTGATTATCGCAGGTCATACACGTTTACTCGCGTCTAAAAAATTAGGATTAAAAGAGGTCCCGTGTATTGTGGTTGATGACTTATCAGAAGATGAAGTTAAGGCTTTAAGACTTGCTGATAATAAAACAGCTGAAATTGCCAAATGGGATATGGGCAAGTTAGCCGTTGAAATCAAAAACATCGATATGGATCTTCTTCAATTTGGTTTTGAAGATTTAATGGATAAACTCCAAGACAAACCTAAAGATGATAATTTTGATGAAGATGAAGCTTTACCTGACAACCCATATTCACTTAAAGGCGACGTTTACGTCTTAGGAAAACATAGAGTCATGTGCGGTGATTCCACCGTAAAAGAAGACGTTGATGTTTTAATGGATGGTAAGCTAGCCGACTTAATTGAAACTGACCCACCTTATAATGTTGCCATAGGTAAAAAGGGTCAACAATATAAGGAACGTGGCGGATATGACTGTGGTATGACTGATAGAACCATTCTTAACGATGACATGGATGATTCATCCTTTAGGGAATTCCTTGATAAGGTCATGGTGAACTTCTATAACAACGTCAAACCTGGAGGTTCGATTTATGTCTTCCATGCAGATACTGAAGGCTATAACTTCCGTGGAGCATTTAAAGAAGCAGGGTTTAAATTATCCGAATGTTTAATTTGGAAAAAGAACAACTTTGTTTTAGGAAGATGTCCATACCATTACATGCATGAACCAATTTTGTTTGGTTGGAAAGAAGGTGCGGCCCATTACTTTGTAGAGGATAGAACCCAAACAACTATCCTCGAATACGATAGACCGCAATCTTCAGAACTCCATCCAACAATGAAACCAATTCCACTCGTCACTAAGCTGATTGAAAACAGTAGCCGTAGAGGTGAGCTTGTCTTAGATCTCTTTGGTGGTAGTGGTACTACATTAATTGCCTGTGAGCAAATTGGAAGAACTGCTTACTTGATGGAACTCGACACCAAGTATGTGGATGTGATCGTTAAAAGATACTTAAGGAACACCGGTTCATATGAAGGGTGTTTTTTGTTAAGAAATGGCGAGAAAATTCCACTTGAAACCATCAAGGACTTTGAAGTGTTGGATAACGACGACTTCTTAAAATAAATCCGACAATTTGTGCTTACACGCGTAAAAGAAAACAATTGACTGTGTGTCATTGCATACCTCCTTTCTAGTGAGTGGGGTGGTTCTTCTTCGCTACCTCACTCACGCCGCCAATTGTATCAAAGTAGTGTCTTATTATCTTGCTATTATCACTCTTTAGAGTGATATATATAATGACCAGATAAGAAGGAGGGTCAAAATATGGCAAAGGAAATAAGATCAAGAAAAGGCTTAGAAACCTTATTACAAAGGTATAAAGATGCCGGAGTAACCAACCAAACAAAGGATGTCACTGGCGGTTATGAAGCTAGATGGCTAGATACAATTCAAGGCTGCATCGACTCCCTTAAAACAGATGAGCCGATTTGCATGGATGAAATCGACTATGAAAACACACCTGATGAACTCAAACCTTTATGGAGGGGGCTCAAATAATGTACCTAGTCACTGAAGGCAAGCGCAAAGAGAACCAACTGGGCTATGCGCCTAAAACTCACGAATATGTTTATCTCCATCACGGTAAAGAAGTGTGGAGAGAAAAAGGTGATGAAGCTTTGCTTAACTACTTTAACGAAGTACGAGCAGGCATCCGCGTTTTTGAAGATAAGGACATCGAAGCCAATCCAATTTGGAAAAGGTATAGTGAGTCCTGCTTTGAATTTGAAAGAAAGGAGCGTGGCTGGTAATGATGGACAGATTAAGATTATTCCGATGGATTGATGAATTCATGGAAGGCAATTTTGATGCCGATGATGTTAAAACCCAAATCAAGGCAGGTTGGTATGACTGGTTCTGCAAAGACTCAAGCTTAGCTAACAAGACCAAAAAGATGGGTAACATCATTAAGCAAGTCAAGCGTGGCGGAAAGGTAGACCTAGAAAACTGGTATGTCTGGTTTAAAAACAACTGCCCTTTAAATGGCCCACTTTATGATGACTTCCGCTTTGCGGATATCGAAACAGGCAACGTGATGTTCACCATCCAAATAGACTGCTGCTGGAATAAGACCAGATATGCGGTTTATGGAAGAACACCTGATGGCGAAGGCCACTGGGATGAACCATTATTTGCGACAGACTCATCTAGAGAACTCGTTAAATGGCTTAACACTGCTTGGTAGAAATAACCAAAGCTAGGAACAGGCACCTAAATGGTGTCTTTTACTTTGTAAAGGAGATAAATGACATGTTAGATGCAACGATTGAAACTTTATACATGTCATGTGTTTCCTTAGTTATATCTTGGATTATTGCGATGCCGATTGGTTCAATGGTCAGTGAGACTAGACCAGGAGGATTATTTCCAAATAGGGTTATTAACTTTATCCTTAATCGAATTATCGATGTGGGTAGGAGCATACCTTTTATTCTTCTTGTCGTTTTTATGTTTCCAGTAACTAGAGCTTTAATCGGTACGGCAATCGGAACAACAGCGATGATAGTGCCTTTAACAATCTGTGCCATTCCGTTTGAAGCTAGGCTGATTGAAGAGATCTTATCTGAGATTCCGGGTTACGTCATAGAAGCTGCAAAGATTGATGGAGCAAGTAATCTTAAGATTATTGTCAGAATTAAATGGGCATGTAAGTTGCCTTATTTAGTTAATGCTATTGGCATCACCTTGATAAACATTATCGGTTATAGTGCGATGGCTGGTGTTGTCGGAGGTGGTGGTTTAGGAAACTACGCCATTGTTTATGGCTTTCAAAGATTTAATTGGAATATCATCGCACAAAGCGTCGTGATCATTGTAATCATCGTTTGCTTGATTCAAATAATCAATAACTTGTTAGTTCGATTCTTATTATGGAGGTGCTTATGCATAAAACATTAAAGTTTCTCATACTTGCCTGCTTGCCTGTACTTACGCTGGCAGGATGCAACAAAAATAGTAAAACAATTGTGGTGGGTGCAAGTTCAACTCCACATGCTTTAATTTTGGAGCAAACCAAAGGGTATATTGAAAAAGAAGGCTATAAGTTAGATATCAAAGTCTTCAACGATTATGTCCTTCCTAACTATGCCTTAGAAAACGGTGAGCTTGATGCTAACTACTTCCAACACAAACCTTATTTAAATGAATTCAATGGGAGCAATGGTACGCATCTCGTTTCAGTGTTAGATGTTCACTTTGAACCAATGGGCATTTATTCAGGAAACAAGAAAAGCTTAGATGCTTATGCTGCAAATGATAAGGTTTTGGTTCCTAGTGATAAGAGCAACTACGATAGAGCGGTGGAATTACTAAAAGTAAATGGAATGCAAACCGCTAATCTTGTACAAGTTGAAGCTCAAAATATTCCATTAATGTTAAGCGATTGTGCATATGCAGTTATTAATGGCAATTATGCTTTATCTGCAGGAGTGGTGAATCGCTGCCTAATCACTGAAGATAAGAATTCCGATATTGCTAAAACAATGGCTAATGTGATTGCTGTGAAGAACGGAAATCAAGAATCTAAAAAGACCAGTGTTTTAGTTGAAGCTTTAAAGCAGGAAAATATCAAAACTTATATCGAAAATAAGTTCGGTGACTCGGTCATCTACATGGCCTGATTTTATTATTTGTCTCATTAGGAATAAATTCCAATGAGTCTAATAATACCTATGAAAAATAGCATTTTTACCCCATTTTTAGGGGTCTTTTTACCTCTATACTCAATAATAAAATTATTCAGTATAGGCAAAATTAACAAAAGGAGGCAAACTATGTTTGAAAAAGTAAATCCTAAGCATCCAGATAAGCTTTGCGACACAATTGCGGGTGCTTTGGTAGATATGGCATATAGCAAAGAAAAGAATCCACGAATAGCAGTGGAAGTCCTTCTTGGGCATGGTAGGTGTCATATAATCGCGGAAACAAGCGTGAAATTAAATAAGAAAGAAGTTAAAAAGGTCGTATTCGAGATTGTTGGACATAAGGTAAAAGTCGATTATAGGGAAGTTCCACAAGATCCACTCTTAAGCGCAAATCAGCATGGCAAGATTAGATGCGGTGATAACGGCATATTCCGTGGAGTGCCTTTAACTGAAGAGCAAAAGAAATTAACTCAAATCGCAAAGGACATCTTTGACGGCTATCCTTATGATGGCAAATATGTCCTAGATAAAAATCGCCTTATTATCTGTCAAAGCAATGCTGACACGGATGATTTAAAAGAGATTTTCAAAAAGGCTGTTGTTAATCCACTAGGCAATTGGCAAGGAACCGAAGCAGTGGATACGGGAGCGACTAATAGAAAATTGGGCAGCGATATGGCTGATTCAGTCACTGGCGGTGGCTTACATGGTAAAGACCTCAGCAAAGCTGATGTATCAGTAAACATCTATGCTTTCTTAAAAGCCCAAAAGACAAATAAGGTCGTTGAGCTAAGCTGTGCCATTGGTGACGAATTTGTTGATGGTAGACCATATAGTGAAATCGTTGAGATTGCTAGAAACTACATTAAATCCATCGGTGGCTTTCGCAAGTTCGGTGAATGGGGTTTAGTTCGTGTTAAATAAGTGTGCTGCCATTAACCGCTTCTATAGGAGTAGTGCTTGGCTCTTGGCTAGGCAGCAAAAGATAGCAGCGTGCAACGGTAGGTGTGAACTCTGCGGTGCGATAGGGGAAGAGGTCCATCACAAGATAGCCTTAACACCTAGTAACATCACGGACACTAACATCACACTTAATCCTGACAACCTTATCTACCTCTGCAAAGAGTGCCACAACAAAGAGCATGATCGTTTTAAGAAGAAGGCTAGTCAGTTTGATAGCGAAGGAAACTTAAAAACATTCTGAAAAAATAAATTTACCCCCGCCCGGGTCGAGTGCTTTTACTTTTTTAAAGTACCGATGCGCCCCACCTCAGAAATGTGCGAGGCCGAAATTTTCAAAAATCACTAATTTTTAGAGGAGGAAAACTCGTGGACGTAACTGCTGTACGAAAAGAATACGAGCGACTACTTGCTCTATTCAAAGATGTTGATGAAACAAAAACAAAACTAGTTGATGAGCTGCTACACAAAGCGGCTTTTTTAAAGGTTCAGTTAGATGAACTACAAAAACAAGTAGCAACCTATGGTGCGGTCCAAGTTAAAAATGGTGAGTTTAGAGAAACTGTTTCCTATAAAACATTCCTCACTTCTTTAGCAGTGTACCAAACCGTAATTAAAACACTCAACTCCATCCTCGGTAGAAATGCCGTAGATGAAGATGATGAGTTCGATAACTTTATGAAATCTTTAGGAGGATAATTCAAATGGCATATGAGATTAATATCCATGTTGGTAAAGACGGTAAACTTACATCAGATGTAGAACCATTTGAAATATCCGTCTATCGTGAATCTAAAAGAGTAAAACTCTTATTTGAAGTGGATGCAGAAATTGATAGCACATATCATTACTTAAAATTCACTCATGCAAGAGCGACCTACCTCTATAGGGTTCACAATAATGAATTCGAAATCCCTAAAGCCATCACAGCTTATGAAGGTGCATGGGAGATGAGCTTTGTCGCATGTGATGAAGTCGCTAACAGTGATAGTACAATCACAGCCAACTACATCTATGCGTCTGAGCCAATCGTGGCCACAGTCCTTAAAGGAAACTTAGGAATCATTCATACTTCAGAAGAGTTTAAGATGCTCTCACAATTAGTCGAAGGATCATTTGATCACTTTGAAATACCAGAGGGTGTTGGTTTTATTACCACTAACTTTTTAGCAGAAGCCACAAACGAATTCACGGTTAGTGTTCCTTACACAGTGACTACGATTAAGCAGCACGCTTTTTATTTAAGTGGTTGTACGCATATCGAATTTGAGCCTGGTAGTCAGTTAGCGACTTTAGAAAACTATGCTCTTTATCGTATTGAAAACTTAGATGATATTAACTTCCCATCTTCCTTATCGACTTGGGGTCAATATAACTTAAGTGGATGCGGATGTGAATATGTCACCTTTGGTGCTGAATCAAATTTAAGATCTCTCACATCCTATGCATTCTGGAATATTCCAAAACTTAAAAAGCTCTATTTACCTGATAGACTCCAAAGTTTTAGTGGTGGTACAGCGGTTGTTAAGGGGTGTCCTCAATTAAATGAAATCTGGTTCCCTAACACAATTAATGTTGCTATCCCTATGGAAGCAATTCAGGATTGTCCGTTGCTAACTAAGATCTCTTTACAAAGTAATTTCAACGTGAACGCTAACTTTGGCAACTGCACCTCATTGACCAGAGAGTCAGTCATCCAAATGTTTAGAAACCTGAAGGATTTATCAGGTCAGGCAGCTAAAGTCATCTCTATCCATCAAGTTGTCTATGACAGATTAGAGGAAGAGGACTTAGATATCGCAACAAATAAAAACTGGACTATCGGTATCGTTGGAGCAAACGATCCATTAGCAGGAAAGTTCTTCCATTACGAGAATAGCTCAATTTCTATTGACCTCGAATTCAGCGTTGGATTTGGTTGCATTATGATTGATGCCAATGCGGTTAACTTTACCTATGAATACCTCACAGATACAACCTTTAAGATTGATATCTCTGGCGGTGATTACATTCCAAGTGCTTGGGGTAACTTCATGCCTGTACCAGTTGGCCAAGTCATTAACGATACAGGTGTTATTTCATTCAGTAGTGGTGAAGTATCAACCGTTAAGCTCAAAACATATTCCACAAATAATGTTGGAACAAATAGAACATTCAGCATCGTGAGGGAGGATGATTAACATGGAAACAATTATCGAAAAAGGTAGAAAAGTTTTAGTCGCTAAAAATGGCTGTGTTATCCAAAGTGTTACTGACGGCTCTATATTAGGTAAGAAGCTCATTCTAGGTAAAAAGGACTCCGAGATTCATTATCACGAGATTCCAGTGCCTATCAAAACGGAAGAAGATACCGAAGAATGAGTTTTTTACTATCCTATATCGACGAAATAGAGTCGGGGCGAGTAATTGCTGGTCAAGAACTAAAAAGTGTCTTAAAACGCTTAAAAAACGACTTGAATAATCCTCGTTACATCTATGATGAAAAACCAGGACAAATAAGAATTGAGTTTATTGAAAGGTTTTGTAAACACACTAAGTCGCCGTTTAATGGCCAGCCATTTATCCTAGAACTTTGGGAGAAGGCATTCTTAGAGTGTGCATACGGTTTCAAAATGAAAGAGACCGGTCTAAGAAGGTTTAACGAAGCCTTACTTCTCATTGCTCGTAAAAACGGTAAGACTACATTTATTGCCGGCATTGACCTTGCTGAATTCTTCTTAAGTAGTGGTGGCACCGACATTGTTTGTGCATCTAACACGAACGATCAGGCGAGCATCCTATTTGAAGAAATAAACAACATGCGCGAACAGAGCAAAGCTCTACGAAACGAAAAACGTTCGAAAAAGAATATTTTCTACATCTATTCTCCTAAGAACAAAAACAAGATTAAAAAGCTCTCCGCTCAAAGTAGAAACAAAGATGGTTATAACATCGAGGTTGGATGTATTGACGAGGTCCACGAAATGACCGACTCAAAAGTCTACGATGCTATTAAGCAATCTCAATCCACAAAGAAAGAACCTTTAATCTTCATCATTACCACAGAAGGAACCACAGTTGATGGCTTTCTAGATAACAAACTTGCCTATGTCAGAAAGATGATAAAAGGCGAGATTGAAGATGAAAGAATCCTTCCGTGGCTTTACACACAAGATTCTATTGATGAAGTCTTTAATGACCCTTCAAGTTGGCAAAAGGCTAATCCTAGTTTAGGCACTATCAAGACAAAGTCTTATTTTGATGATGTTATGAATAAGGCGAGAAATGATTTGGCCACTAAAGTAACGATGCTTTGTAAAGACTTTAACATCAAACAAATTGAAAGCGGTTCATGGTTAACGTATGCAGAGTTAAATAATGAAACCACGTATAAGATGTCCGACATTAGAGACAGCTATGCTATTGGTGGAGTTGACCTTTCTTCTACAACGGACCTAACCGCAGCAGTCTTGCTTATTATTAAAAACGGCAAGAAGTACGTTCTCCCACATTTCTTTATGCCTAGTGAACTAGTTAAAAAGAGAGTGGAGGAGGACAAGATTCCATACGACATCTGGGTTAAAAAAGGCTTAATAACTCTAACCAACGGCAACCAAAACGACTTCCATCATGTTACTGAGTGGTTCATTCAGATGGTGAGAGAGTATGGTATTCGCCCAGTTTTCATAGGTTACGATCCATGGAATTCTCAGTACTGGGTTAAGGAAATGGAAGATGCTGGATTCACAATGGAGAAAATAAGACAAGGCATATACACCTTATCTGAACCAATGAAACAGCTAGAAGGCGACCTTAAAAATAAACTAGTTATCTATGATAATAACCCGATATTAAAGTGGAATTTAGCAAATACTCAGGCAAAAGTAGACCTTAATGGAAACATTCAGCCTAGTAAACTAAACAGCAAATTAAAAAGAATCGATGGATGCGTGGCGTTGATTATCGCTTATGCAGTCCTTACTCGATACAAGACAGACTACGAGAATTTAATTAGTTAGGAGGTAGCTATGGCATTCTTTGACATTTTTAAACGCAAGAAAAAAGTAGTGACTCCTGTTAACTATGATGCTCGAGTCTTTAAATCGACATTAGATATCTTTCAAGACTTTGGAAACAATATCAACATGTCCGATGTGGTGAAAATCTGCATTGATAGAATTGCTACTCATGCAGCAAAGCTAAAGCCAAGATATGTCAAAACTCAAGATGATAAAACGGTGTTAGAGAAGAATGGTAACTTAAGTTATTTACTCAAGTTTCAACCTAATCCTTTAATGACACCTTACGATTTTATCTATCGAGTGGTGACCCTTCTTTACTTAAATAACAATGCGTTTATTTATCCAGTTTATGATTACGAAACCTATGAACTCAAAGAGCTATGGCCATTAAAACCGACATCGGTTGAGGTCCTTAAAGATGAGAGTGGAGCGATGTATCTCCGCTTTTATTTTTCTGATAAAAAAGGTTTCATACTTCCATACGAGTCCGTTATTCATCTTCGTAGATTCTATGGAATGAACGATGTCTTTGGTGGTAATGGTGCGATAAGCGATCATGCCGCATTGCTAAAGACAATCAAAATCAATGATTCCGTCCTTCAGGGTTTGGATAACGCTATTAAAACAAGTTTCCAAATCAAAGGTTTATTAAAAATAAATGGAATCTTATCTGAAAAAGACAAAGCTACTCAAAAGAAAGAGTTTGATGATGCCTTAAAAGAGGCAACTAGTGATGGTGGAAGTTCCATCGTCCCTGTCGATTTAAAGAGTGATTATGTGCCGCTAAACACTGACCCAAAATTAGTGGACAGCACAACACTCACTTTCTTACAAAAGAAGATCATCTCTTATTTTGGTGTCAGCGACTCTATCTTTGATAACAAATACAACGAAAACGAATATAACGCTTTCTATGAATCGGTTATCGAAGGTATAGCAATTGCCTTATCAGAGACATTCTCAAAAGCATTATTAACAAGAGGTCAATTAGAGAAGGGTGAGCAAATCATCTTTTATTCCGAAAGACTTCAATATGCTTCATGGAATACCAAAGTCCAGGCCATCGAGAAGTTGATGGGTCTTGGCATACTTTCTCTCAATGAATCCAGAGCCTTACTTGGCTTTGAGCCTATTGAGGGTGGTAGTAGACGTTTGCAATCACTCAACTATGTTGATGCTGATAAAGCTAACGAATATCAACTTGATAAATTCTTTAAGAAACCTAAATCCAAGGAGGAAATCGACAAAGATGAATAAAGAAGTTAGATTCTCATCTCTCGAGAGCAGAGCGGATGAAGAAAACAAGAAGATGATAGTGGAAGGCTATGCGATCGTGTTTAATGAGGAAACGCTCATTGGCACAGAGGAACATGGCTTTACCGAAGTCATCGATGCTCAAGCATTAAAAGAAACAAATATGAAAGATGTGCCGTTTAAGTACAACCATAACGACAGCACACTCATTATTGCGAGGACCAGAAATGGTTCTCTTTCTTTAGAAGTTGATGAAAAAGGCTTAAAAATCCATGCCGAACTCATCGACACAACCAGCAATAGAGACATCTTCAAATGTATCGAGGCTGGATTATTAGACAAGATGTCATTTGCTTTCACTGTTAAAAGTCAAAGCTGGGATAAAAGCGGTAAGCTTCCAAAAAGAACTATTACAGGCATTGATAGGCTCTTTGATGTAAGCGTTGTGGACTTGCCTGCCTACGACCAAACTTCTATCCAAGCAAGTGCTCGCTCTTTAGAGTTGGCGGATGCTGAACTAAAGGCATTGGATGATGCAGAGAACTTAGAACGTAGAACAGTCTTAGTAAAGAGACTAAAAATCAAAACCAAAATATAGGAGGAATTCATTTTATGAATCTTGAATTACGTTTAAAGGAAATCAAAGCACGTATTGAAGAAATCCGTGGCTTAGTTGATTCCGAAACCGATGTCGAAAAATTATCCGCTTACGATAAGGAAGTAGACGAACTCACCAATGAACGCAAAGCTATCGAAAAGAAACTCGCTATGAGAGGTAAATTCGAAGTTAAAGACGTCATTGAAACCAAATCAACAGAAGAAACTGCTGAAATGGAAGCAAGAGGCCAAGCTTTAAAAGAAGGTCGTACTGTTACCGTCACTGCCGATGGAGTTTTACTTCCTGAGCATGTCGATGACAAAATCTCACCATATCCATTTAGAGAAGTTTCCACACTAGTGGAACAAGTTCACACTGTAAATCTTAAAGGTGGCGAAACCTATAAGAAATCATTCGTGAAATCTCATGGCACTGGTGGTCTTACCGCTGAAGGTGATCCTTATACCACAGCAGAACCAGAATTTGGTTATTTAACAATCTCCAAAGTTAAAGTTACTGCTTACGCAGAAATCACCGAAGAGTTAGAGAAACTTCCAGCGGCCGATTACCAAGGAGAAGTTTTAAAGGGTGTTAATATCGCTTTAAGAAAGAAAATCTCCGAACAAATCCTTCGTGGTGCAGGAACCACAAACACTTTCAAAGGTATCTTCTCTGCTAACTGTGAAGCTTTAGCAGATGCCACTGATTTAGAACTCAGTGCAATCGACGAAAATACTCTTGATGAAATTGTCTACGCCTATGGCGGTGATGAAGAAGTCGAAGGTGGTTGTGTCCTTATCCTCAATAAGAACGACTTAAGAGCCTTTGCTGGTTTAAGAACTGCTGAAGGTAGAAAAGTCTATAACGTTGACTATAAAGCAAAAACCATTGATGGTATTCCATTCATCATCTCTAGTCACTGTAAAGCAATTTCTGCTGCAAGTACTCAAGCTGGTGAATATGGTATCGCTTATGGTCCACTCGCTAACTACGAAGTCCCAATCTTCAGTGGTGTAGAAGTAGCCAAATCCACTGATTACAAATTTAAAGATGGCATCATCTGCTATAAGGCATCTGTCTTCACTGGCGGTAACGTCATCGGCTACAAAGGTTTCTTAAGAGTTAAAAAAGCTAGCTCAAACGCAGCTCAACCTGAAGAACCTGTAACTCCTAATTCAGAAAATCCTGATGACGGAGAATAGACCGTAGGTCGAAACACGGAGGAGTGCCCGCTAACCTTGATAAGTCGCTAGTCGCAATACATTTTGAATAAGGAGAGATCCTTTTTCTTTTGTATGAAGGCGGGCCCTTCCGTTTAAGAGTAATAGGAAGAATATTCTAACGAGTAGAGGAGGTGTCTAAAATGTCGTGCGAAAACATGCTAGAGAAGATGAAGAAAGCTTTGCTTATCCCTGCAACAGAAAACTACGCTGATGATGAAATCTTGATTCATATTGCCTCGTGCCGCCAGTTGCTAGTCACAGCTGGAGTTCCTCGTGAAACCGCTGAATCAGATGACAATCCTTTAGTGACAGCTCTTATTACCATATTTGTGAAGACACATTTCGGATTCAATAGTAACGGAGAAGTGAAAGAGCTTCCCAAGAGCTTTGACGTCTTACTCAGGCAACTATGCTTGCATAGACCTGAGGTTGGTGGAGGTTCTTCCTCGTGATAGCGTATCCTAATTCCGGCAACATCAACTTATTCCTATTACGTGTTAAAACAGATGCTGATGATCTGGGAAACCAGGTCTTGCGTTTGGTCGGCTCCAAAGAGGTGGTGGGGATGACAAGCTCCATCACTTCTAAGGAACATTACTCTTCAAAAGAGAGCAAAGTTTTACTTGATTTTAAGGTTTCAATTCAAGCGTTCCTTTATGACGGTAGCAAGTACCTTTATGTTCCTAATGAAGACACCATCTACAAAGTAGAGAGGACTTATCAAAATGGAATGTGGATGGAACTTTATGCTAGCGAAACTCAAATCAAAAAGGAGGACATCGCTGGATGGAATCTTTAGAACTTACCGCTCTTACACCAGAGATTGAAAAGGCCGTTAAAAATTATTCTAAAGACGTTGAAGCAGCAATATTACAACGCTTAGATGAAACAGCTGATTTGATCCTGGATTATATAAAAGAACATGCACCTAGAACACCGTGGACACACGAGCATTTAGGCGATTCTTTTATTAAGGAATCATATGGTGAAGGCATAAACAAAACTATTGTTATTTATTCCAAAACCAAAGGTTCCATCGTTCATTTGGTAGAACTTGGTTTTAAGCATCGTAGCGGAAAGCTCGTGTCTGCTCGTCCTTTTTTAAGACCTGCTTACGATGAGTTCACACCGAAGATGCTAGACGATATCAGAAAGATAATTAATGGAGGTGGATAATGCTTAAGAAACTAAGAAGAGTGTTATTAACCGTTCTTCCTACAGTCATCTATGCTCATCTTGATTATGACAATGAGCAAAATGCAGAAGCTCCGTTCATCATTTATCAGGAGATATCAAAAAGACCACCTGAATTTGCAGATGATCGCCCAACTTACTACTTAAGAACGATTCAAATTACATTATCAACAAAGAAAAAAGATGAAGCCTTAGAGGAAAAGCTAGAAACTGCTCTTCTAAAAAACGACTACATCTTTTCTTTAACATCTGAATACAAAAACTCGGATGGCTCTATTTATAGAGTTTATGAAATTAGGCTGGAGGATTTTAAACATGCCAAATAACAAAATCACGTTCGGATTACGTAACGTCCATTATTCAATTGCCACTCAAGACAATAATGGTAACTGGAGCTTTGATACTCCAGTCGCATTACCGGGAGCTCAAGAGTTCTCGAGTGAAGTAGTGGGTGGATCTACCAATGTTTATGCTGATGATACTTTATACGCATCCTTAGTCCAAAACGCAGGTAGAACCTTAACACTTAAATTCACAGAAATCCCTGACGATTTCAAAACTGCAGTTTTAGGCTATAAGAGACTCGCGAATGGTAACTTAGTGGAAATCGCTAACGCACCAGTAGTGACCTTTGCCTTAGGTTTTGAATTCCAAGGTGATGCTAAAGCAAGAAGAGTCTGGTACTACTTATGTAGTGTTACCCCAATTGCTGAAGCAACCAAGTCAAAAGCGGATAGCATTGAAGCTAACTCAGTTACTCTTAACATTACAGCTAGACCAATCGAAGTTGGCGATGATTTAATCACTAACTGTGTCTGTGCTAAAGGTGATAGTAACTACACAAACTTCTTAACTACCGCTCCAGTGATTCCAGAAATCCCTGAGTAAGGAGTAGAGTATGGAACGCACAGTTAAACTCAATGGGAAGGAGTTCAGATTAGCTTCTTCCCTTTTTACCATCATTTCTTATAGAAACGTCTTTGGCACTGAATTATTTGATGATGTCGAAAAGTTAGATAAAGCGATCAGTGAAAACAAAAACGATGTCGGTAAGTTTATCGATGTCCTTTTTAGATTGGTCTATGTCTTGCACAAGCCTTTCTTTAATGAATCGTATGACCGTTTCCTTCAACTCTTCGACTTTAGCGTTTTATCTAACGTTGAAGAGCTCACAAATCTTGCTAATACCATTGGCGAACTTTTAGGGGAAATGAAGAAAAATTCCGAAGGGACTGATTTAGCCCCAAAACCATAAGGCCAAGAGGAAACATCACGGCAAACATAATTTTCAACTTGGCTCAACTAGGAATACCGATTCGTGATGCGGAATTCTTTGATATTAGAACCTATCTTGACATAGTCAAATTGCAAAAATCTATCTATGAAGAAGGTGGTTCTAGACAAGCAACTCAGGCAGATATTGATGCCTTTTTAGGTTAAGGAGGTGAGGGTGATGGCAGAAGCAATTAAAGGTCTAAATATTAAGCTCGGTCTTGATACAACGGAACTTGAGTCTTCTATCAAATCCCTCAATTCTGACCTTAAAGAGCAACAAAGAGACCTAGCTGCAATTAATAAAAACTTAAAATACGATTCTTCTAACGTCGACTTGTGGAAACAAAAACAAGATAAGCTTAACGGCATCTTAGAGACCACTAAGAAAAAGTTAGAAGAGCAAAAGAAGCAACTTGAACTTGCTAAAGAAGGTGTCAAACTCGGCACAGTCAGTGAGCAAGAATTCAAGAAAATGCAACGTGCTGTCCAATACACAGAGGCAGAAGTAGCTAAGCTAAATGAAGAGTTAAAGCAAACAGATAACAAAATATCTGCTTTAGGAAAAATCGATGTTAATAAGTTGTCCGCCATTGGTGGTGCGATGACTAAATACATCACGGCTCCAGTAACCGCAACTGTTACTGCTTTATCCGCTTTAGCATTAAAGACCACTGAAACAGTCAATCAAATGGCTGATACTGCAAAGCAGTTAGGTGTTGGATTAGAGGCTCTTCAAAAATGGGAATATGCTGCCAAACAACTTGGTAGTGAAACCCAATATCTAGATAAAGCATTCCAAAAAATTAATAACCTTTTAGGACAAATTGCTAATGGAGATGATGTCTCTGAGCAGTTATCCAAAATCGGTTTAACAATGGATGATCTTGCTGGTCTAGATGCAGAAGCAGCTTTTAAGAAAATCCGTAATGCTATAGCAGGAGTGGAAGATGCTGCTACTAGAACCGCTTTAGCGAATCAATTCTTTGGTGATAAACTTGGTACTCTTTTAAACCCTGTCTTAAGTGCATCAGAAGATGAGCTTGAAGCATGGATGGAAGAAGCGGAAAAAGTTGGTATTGTCTCCGAAGAAGATGCAGAAACTACTGGTAAACTTGGTAACGAGATCTATGCACTTAAGCAAGCGTTCCTTTCTTTAAGAACTGAGCTTGCTACAGCATTAGCTCCAGTTATCACTAAAATCGTTAACTTCCTAAAGGACACCGTTATTCCTAAGGTAAAAGAACTCATCCAAAAATGGAAAGAGATGTCATCTGGATTAAAGGTTGTTATAGGAGTTATCGGTGGGGTACTTACCGCGGTAGGACCAGTGCTAACCATAGTGGCCAAAGTTATAGGATTAGTTGGAAAACTTAAAGAGGCCGTGTCTGCATTAGGCGGTGCTACAAAAGTATTAGGTGCCGTAGCTAAAGCAGGTCCATGGGCTCTTATTATCGGCATCATTGCGGTGCTTCTTCTTCAAAATGAAAATTTTAGAGCTCTATTAAAGAGACTCTTAGATATAGTCAAACAACTCATCGATAAAATCGTGGAGCTTGTCGGTAAAATCATCGAGAAGTTAAAACCTATCCTCGACATATTGATGAATGTTATTAATCAAATCATTGATGTCTTAGTTGAAATCATCGATGGCGTTTTAGATGTAGTCATGATGGTGCTTGATGAAGTAGTAAAACTACTTGAGAGCCTTATCGAACCTATTACTAGAATCCTTGAGATGCTAACGACGGTTTTAATTCCTATTACTCAATTGATTGCTAAAATCTTGCAGGTAGTAGCTAGAATCATTCAACTTGTCATCAAATTAGTGGTTCAAATTATCGACGTTATTATTGAACTTGTGGATGGAATCTTAAACATCCTTATTGAAATTATTAATGTCATCGTCGATATCTTAAGCGAAGTAATTAAAGTGGTGGTTGTCTTACTAGACATCATCATTGATATCTTGGAGCCAATCCTAGAGATTATTCTCGCAATCCTTGAACCATTAATCGAATTTATCAGCGGAATCATTGAAGTAATTGCGGAGTTGTTCGAGATTCTTCTTCCATTAATTGAGACGTTCTTAACGCCAATCATGGATATTCTCGATGTCATCTTCACAATTATTGAGGCGATTTCGCCAATCTTAGTGATTATCGGCAATGTCATCAAAGCAGTCATTGTCCCGGTCCTTCAAATCTTATTCCAAATCCTTAAGCCTATCTTAGATATCCTTAACGCGATTATCTCTGCGGTTAAATGGATTCTCGACCATACGGTTGGATGGTTAGTTAAGCTCATTGGAAAGATGTTCGGCACCGGTGACTTTGATGCTGAAAATACGGTCAAATCGACAAGTAATTCATATATGAATGATGACCATTCAACAACCACAAACAACGTCACCATTAACACAAGTGGCGATGTTGATATCGATTCAATCAATACAGCGTTAGGAGGTGCCTACTAATGAGACGTAGATTTTATCTTGTTAATGAAGTTGGTAGCACCTTCTATTTCGATTACACGCATAACTGTGTCATTGAAGAACTCGATGGCTTAGGCTTTGAATTTGAAATCGAGTATGAGGACTTTGATGCTCGCTTTGTTGAAACCAAAAGAACCATTCCTCAAAGAACAATTGATTTCACTTTGGATTTCATTGATGGATACCACGGTTTCACCCGTTGGAGAGAATTTCTTACTAAAAGTAAAGAGATGCGACTATTCTATGAAACTGATGCAGGAAAGAAATATTGCTTTGTAAATGTTAAGTCATCTTCAAAGACTCAATTAGAGCAAGGCGTACTAAAGACACAAGTGAAGATTGATTGTCTTTCATTATGGCTAGTTA